GGTCGAGTTCGTCTGGTGCGTCAGCCACCTTTGAACTGAACTCGTATTTATCAGGGGCACCTTCTGGTTTCTCCGATTCGCTAGTTTCACTTTCAGCAGAGGACTCATCCGAGTCTTGTTGATCCTGTACAGATTCAGCTTGCTGCTCTGTTCCAGTAGTCGCTTCAGTTGATTGCTCAGTTGTTGCGTCTACTGATTGCTGCGTGTCGCCTTCATTTGTTTGGTTGGCTTCCGTCATCAGCGTTTCTGACATTTTTTTGTTCCTTAATCATTGTCGGATACAACTCAGGGCAGAGAGTGTGGATCGAGCTGAGAATCACCAAACCATAGTTCCTGCTACCTTCGCTAAATGACATTGTCATTGCGTTGGGGTTGAACGATGATCGGAAAACGCCCGCTTGCTCCAGAAGTCTCCAGATAAATCTGCGACCCCTCTTGCTGCTCATGAGCCATTTAATGTCCGACTCTTCATTTTGGCGATCAATTCTTTCCGCTGACTTTTTAGAGTCTTTGGATTTCTGTTGCGCCTTTAGGTCGAGAGGATTGTAATCACTCATGGCCCAATATATCTAGTAAAAATGATATTACGGTCACACCAATAGTTAAACCTCTAATGGTGATGGTGAGTTATAGCCACTAAATTGATTCATCATATCCATAGCGTTGCCTGCATCAACCTTTCCTAGTTTTGACATATTCTCAGCAGCTTGATTTTCTGCTTCTTGCCTTGCCATCGCCTGCTGTGCTGCTGCCCTTTCTTTACGGATCTTCGCTACTCTTGGGCCTGCAACGATTAACTTAGGATCTACACCTAACATCTCAGCGTATCCCTCAGCCCATGCGTCAGAGTCGAACTTGTCAAGAACGTCTGGCTTCATTTGTGCAACCATGCCCATATTGTTCACATACCTATCAACACTATTTGTTCCAATAGCACGTTGTGCTTGTGCCAACATAGATACAAATTCAACGCTTAATTCCATCCCTTGAAGTTCTTCTGGAGCAGGTGGTATCAAATTAGAGTCGATCATTCTATTAAACGTATTATCTATCAATGGATCTAGCAATTCATTATGTAATCGCTCTAATACTGGCCCTAGCATTAACAGTTTCTCTTCATGACGCTCTGCTACTTCGGTTGCGGTCATCCGTGTATCAGTAGCATTAGCCAGCATCAAGAATAAATCAGCATAAAACGAACCATTAATCCTTTGTCTTACGTCCTGTATGTCCATTAACAGGTGCTGAAGATTCAGGTTCACATTGAATGCAGTCTCAATTTTGCCTTGCTGACCATCAACAAACGTAATTCCACCAGGAAGACTATCTACATCCCTATTCTTCATGTAGCTAGGTACTTGCAATGGTGGCTTTGTCTGATAATCAATGCCTTGCGCCTTGCGTAGTTGCTCATGCTGCAATTGTTTGATATCACCTAACGCTTCCATCCCTGGCGAATTACCATAAACATCACCACCAGAGACACCCCATCTAGGTATAACAGCAGGAAAATCTTTATATCCACTTTCTCTTAGTACTTGTTCGCCATCTCCACCTAATTCAAAATAACAAGACTTGTAGGCCATGTTCATACTGTCCTTCTTCCCAACCTCACGCTCTCGATCATCACGAGGTTCTATTGCATGTATCAACGTAATCCATGAATCAAGATTCCCTCTGTCGAACAGATTCTTAACGGACGTTGAACACTTCTTATATCCAAATTCTCTTACTATCTCTCCTACTGTCTTCTGAAATTCTCGATATAAAGTATTTACTCTCCCCTGATAATCTGTTGCAATTGCATATTCTCCAACAGTTACAGGGTAATGGTGAATAGCTGTCTTGGGATCGGGAAGGATAATAGATCCAGCGGTGCCAAATGCTCCTAGCTCTTCATATACTCCATGCAATGTTCTATATGTATTGGACTTCTGAAACACTAATTGCATCCGCTCTGTTACCTCATTCAGCCACAATTTGACAGGAGCGTATCTATTTAATTCTGGATCAGCCGTGGCTAATCTAAACCAAGGTCTTGCAGGAGATGTAGCACCAGCCATCATGCCTGCACCAAGTGTCCTTAAGGCTCTTGTCCCTGTGTTGTCATAAATCGAATTATGCCTTCTTGTTCCTTTGTTTCTATCCTGATCAAAATAACGTCCATTCCTTGGGAGCAAGTAAGTTGTCACTTCTTGCCAATGCGACCACCATGTAGCCCTTTCGCTTCTTAGGTGACCCCATCTTGACAACAGGTCAGCACGTTTTGTTTTCATTGTTTAGCCGCCTAATAAGGTGTTCGAACTTAGGTTCAATTGATTAGGATCTACTCCCCCACTGCCTGTCAGTAATGTTCCAGATGCTCCCTGTTTTGATGCTAATTCACTAGCATCTAATGCATTTTCAACGTTAACCTCTTGCCTATTGGCTCTGTTGTACTCTTGCTCAGACCTTTCCATCTCTTGTTTCGCACGTTGTTCTGCACGTTCATTCGCTTCACGTTGGTCTGATAATGCTCTCTCTTGCACCTTTCGTTGGTCGTTCGCATTCTTTACTGCCACATATGTCGATGCAGCTGTTACTACTACTGCTGTAACTACCATGATTAAATCTCCTTAGAATACATGATTTCTTGCACACCATATTTTAATTTTGGTAGCAAGTTTGCTAAAGCGGTGTTTTCTTTAGCGTGCCACAACATTAGTTTACAGCCTTCAGATTTTGCATAATCTTCTGTAGCTTTCAACAATCGCAAACCTAATCGTCCACCTCGGAATTCCTTTTTGACAAACAAAATGTCATTCTGAGCAATTCTTAAGTCTGCATAATGCAAATGATGCACCATAATGTTCATAGAATATCCAATACAGACATCGCCTTGCATCGCTACATAAATAAATAACCACCCTGTTGAATCTAATGCTTCATACAGTTCGTAGTTTGGTTTTAGCTTCATGATCTGTTTGTTGCGAGCAATCTCTTCGTAATGCTCTTCAAACAAAGAAAAATCTGCTAGTTCCTTAAATTCATTGTACGTGCAGAGTCTAATGTCAATTTTAGGAGTTCTATTTCTATCAACAGTACATGCACTGCTTGGTGTTACGGTCACACTTGGCATAAAGAATCTTTAGTTACGCAATCAAATATTATATGCACTCTGTCAGTCATGCCAACATTGTCTGCCGTGTGTAGCTTCTTGTGGTTAAACCACCAGACCTCACCCTCTTCAAACTTCTGCCTCTGATCTCCGCAAGTTTGGCTACACCACTCATTAGATTTCAGTACTAAATGGAACCGAGAGTAATGGTCCGCATATGTTCCCTGATCATTATGTTTAGTCACATGGCCGCTAGGTTTTAAATTAACGATAAGAAGTCTTCCCATATCTTTTACTTCCAATTGCTCTAATATTGGTCGCATTAATGGTACTAATGCAGGCTTTAAATATTCCATGCAGGGATAATCGTAAGAGCCTGTATCCCATAAAACGTAATAAAGACTCATCTTCAATGGACCTCTCACATATATCGACTCGGTATCTTTATGTGGTGAGTTAGTACACTTTTGCCTTGCGTCTATCTCCTTCCATAACTCAGGTTTAGCATCTAATAATTCAAGCAATGGCTCTACATCTAGCCCTTCTGCTATGCGAACGAAATTAGACTCTTGTGTAGGGATCATATTCCTCCTTCCTAGTGGCATCGTTACGCCTTTTGATGTAGATGTCCTCTGGGATCTTCTTGGCTACCGGCAGGGCAAAGGTTAGTGCTAATGCATCAGCTAAGTCTGGTGATCCTGCACCCTGCAATCTCTTCTTGATCTGGTCCTTGCTTTCCAATACTCGCCTACCAACATTGTCATACCAATAAATCGGTGTTGCTAGTTCTTGCTTGAGTGCTGTGTCATTTGGTATTGCCCCGCCTTCTTCTATCCATTGCTTCATTAACCACCACATCTCAGTTCTACGATTGGTAAATAACTCTGGCTTGGTTGCTTTCCCACCGAATGGTATCTCGATGATGTCGTAGCCCAATTGCCTGAGCCTATCTATAACGCCTGATCCTGCACCTGCATCACAAAAAACCGCGTCAGGGTCATATTCCTCGATCAGATTCGCCACCCTGGAAGCTAGTTCCATATTGTCTATGCCTCGATAAACAATAGGCTTGAAGCCCTGCCTGCCTCTCCTTCTGAACACAACAGATCTGTCATCTCCAAAACGGGCCGGGTCGACACCTAATATGAGTGGAGCAAGTTCAACATCTGTCTTCTGATATACACGCTTAGCTGCTTCCTCTGTGTCTGATAATGAGATCAACTGGTCGTCCCCTTGCGCTGAGAAGTCGCATAGATACTCACGGGCGAAACTAGTCTCACTCATGTCTCGCTTGAGACGCTCAACCTCTTGGGGAAATATCGATTCTGTGTCATATACCGTGTACCTTCCCGCTGACCAGTTCTCCTCCTCGATGGCTTTGTAATACAGCTCAGAGAACAAGTTAATACCAGACGGAGTGCCTATGAAAATCGCCCAACCTAGACGGTCACTGAGCGCAGGCTGACATACATCATCCCAAAGCTCAGGCTTAATCTGGGCAACCTCGTCAATCACAATGCCATCCAATCTTAGACCTCTTAAAGCGTCAGCATTATCACCACCAAAGAGTCTAATGATCGCTCCATTATGTTTGAACTTCACGCTCAGTTCGCCTTCATTTATATCAAGTAGTGATGTCCTTCTGAGTGGTTCCAATTTTTCCTTGAGACGGGACCATGCAATAGCTTTCGCCTGACGAAGGAAGGGAGCCACATAAACGAACATTGCTAATTCTTTCTCTGTCTTAAGAGCTTTATCGCACAGTTCCATAATGGCCAACTCACTCTTGCCCGCACGTCTGTGAAGTGCTAGGACTCTGAAGCGTTCTTTCTTTAAATGTGCCTCCTCCTGCCATTTTCGAGGCGTGTAATCAAGAGTTATATTCGGTATCAAATTAGTTCCTCTTCATCTGTGGACAATGCACACTGATCAAGGCGTTTCTCTAGTTCTTCATCCGTAATCTCATACCTCAACCACTTATCTACAAAGTGTCCTGCAATATCCTGTTCAAATTGCAAGTCTCTCACTGTGGAACTCCTGTAGTCACTGTCACTGACACACCTCCCGAATGATCCACGTTCGTCTTATCACTCCATTTCTGTGGAAACCATTTTGCGAGGAGCTTCAAACGAATCTCAGACCGAACTCTTTGTTGCTGTATGAAAGCTGGATCAATTCTCTGCTGGTCATCTCCAATCATTCTTGGTTTTTCATCCACTATCTCAAGTATTTCATCCGCTATCCAATCCGCCCCCATCTCGCGCGCGCGTGTGAAGCGTTCAAGATAATCTTTCCCTTCATCAGTATCTTTATTCAACCAATTATAAATAGTTGAGTAAGCAGGCTTGCCTTCTTGTCTGCAATAAGAACGCAAAGTATTGCCAGAAGAGATCCAGAAGAAAACCTCTTCCATGATTTCAGGATCAGGCTTTGCGACTGGCCTACCTGGTTTCAATTGTTTTCCAGCGGGTTGCATAACTTACACGCTTTTCGTAACGACAGATTTGCCCTATATAACCACGGCTAATACCCCCGAACATGAGAGAGAGGCAGCCGTAACCTATACCCCATTCTTCATGAAGCTGACGAAGAGCATCCACTACTACTGGGGTAATTTTAGGGTTGTGGTTCGGGTGATCTTGAGCCACCCTATAACCCTGATCATTAACACCAACAACTGCTTTAGGTTTAACTGCTGTTGTTAGTGTCATTTAAGGGAAGTAAATTAATAAAAGAATAAATCATGAAGTAATAGCTAGCAATCCCTTCCAAAGATGAGTTCGTGAGCTGAGATATTAATATTGTTGTCCCAGGCTGTTTCCAGAACTTTCTTTTGCATGCTGGTGGGAACTAGGCCGGACTTCTGCCAGCGAGAAATAGATGCAGCATCCCGATGAACCGCACGAGCTAGCGGACGAACACCATTGAACTCTTTAATTAATATTTGGACTGGAGTTTCCATATGGGTATGATGGCATATATGCAACAAGAAGTAAATGTGTTAAGAAATATTTCATCCTAGGGTCTTTCTGTTTACTACTGTTGTTGTTACTGCAACACTACTCATATGGACGCAAGTTCATTTCTTTATCACGGAGTTATCCGATGACAGCGATCACACTCAGGAACACCAAGCAAGAAATTATTGACGAAGCTGTTCCACTCATTGAAGACCAAGCTCAGCAAATTCAAGATCTCAAAGAGACTTTGAACGCAGCTTTGATCCTCCTCGGATTCGTTGCCGCCACCGCAGCACTTTTCTAAAATGAGCGTACGAGTTGCAAAACAATTTGCATAACCGTGAGGGGGTTTAATCGCCCCCTTTTCGCTTGCTTGCATTATGTTGGATTATATGCAACACTAATAGCAGGTTGAATCCCTTAAAAGTTTTTACTTACAACATTCACATGACACCCCAAGAAACTTACAACACCCTTCAGACAACTATCAAGTTTGGAGGGTCTTTCTCTAGGAAATTAGCTGAAGCTGCTTTAGCCGCTGATGCTGATAACAAGGCTTTGATCTTTAGAACTTGGCCAAGACTCATCACTCAATACGGCCCTGGTTCAGCTATGTATTCGGAGGTCAGATAATGTCTGATTACCATGAGATTTCCCTCAGAAGACATGAGGCAGAACTGGATCAACGTTACCAAGAGGAATATGAACGGGCAACGAATCCGAAGTTCTATTGGCACATCATCGCTAAAAACGATCACCTGCTTCCTATATGGGAGGAATACGCTGATTCAGAAGAAGAAAAAAATGACCTAATCCAATCTGCTAAGGATGATGGCCTCCACTATTCATGCAAACAACATATTAAAAAAGAGTCTTACTAATGGAAACAAAACAAATTCCAATAACCGACGAGCAAAGTTGGTTAGAAAACAGATTGCTTGATATCACTTCAACTGAAGTATCAGCACTGTATGACCTATCTCCATATCAAACGGAGTTTGAGCTTTACCACCAAAAAAAAGAAAAGCTTGTCGTTCGTATTGAAGAAAATGAGCGGATGACTTGGGGGAAAAGGCTTGAGGATTCTATCGCTCATGGAGCAGCAGAGACTATGGGTTGGGAGGTAGAAAAGTTTGACGTTTACATGAGTAACGAGAACAGACTTGGAAGTTCTTTCGATTACAAAATAAATAAGTCAAACAAATTTGATCCTCCTGAAGATGGAGTAGGAATTCTAGAAATAAAAAACGTAGACTTTTCTGCATATAAAAAACGGTGGAAAGACGATGGCAATGGAAACATTGAAGCACCAGAACATATAGAGCTACAGATCCAACACCAGATGGAAGTAGCAGATATTAATTGGTGTGCATTAGTTGCATTAGTCGGTGGCAATACGCAAAAAATTATTTTTAGAAAAAGGGATAGGGCTATTGGAGAAGACCTAACAAAAAAAGTTAGAGCGTTTTGGGAAAAGGTTAAAGCAGGTACACCACCAAATATTGATTACTTAAAAGATGCAGATTACATAATCAAAACTTTGCATAACCAAGCAGATGCAGGCGTGATGCTTAATGCTGATGATGACCTGGATGAATTGATAGATGAATACAACATGATCAACAAAGAGTTGCAATCAGTGAATAGGGCCAAGGACAGTATCAAGGCACAGATTTTAGAACGCAGCCAAAAGGCATCAAAGATTATCTCTAAGTACGGCACAATCTCTTGTGGCATGTCCAAGGAGAGCAGAGGTAAGCTCATTACCAAAGACATGGTTGGTACATACCAGAGTCCAAGAAAGGGCTACAGAATGTTCCGCTTTACAAGTACACCTTCATCTAATTAAAAAAATGACTTCTTCAATCACTCCTATGGAATCAATGCGTGGGACTTTAACTTCAATGTCAACAGAATTTGAAGCAGCGTTACCACCACAGATAAGCGTAGACAAATTTATTAGAACAACGCTAACAGCAGTTCAAATGAATCCTGATCTATTGCAAGCAGATAGAAAAACCTTGCTTGGGACATGCATGAAAGCAGCCCAAGATGGATTAATGCTAGATGGCAGAGAAGCAGCACCAGTAATTTTTGGTGGCAAGGCAGGAAAGACTGTTGCTTATATGCCTATGGTTGGTGGCATCCTTAAGAAGATCCGTAACTCTGGTGAACTAGCAAGTATTTCTGCACAAGTTGCGTATAGCAATGACATGTTTGATTACCAGCTAGGTGACGACGAAAAAATTATCCATAAGCCACTTCTTGGTGGTGATAGAGGAACACCGATTGCCGTTTACTGCATAGCCCATACAAAAGACGGTGCTATTTACCGTGAGGTTATGTCAGTTGATGAGGTAGAAAAAGTACGCAAAACATCAAGGGCTGGTTCATACAGCAGTTCTCCTTGGGCTACATGGTGGGATGAGATGGCAAAAAAAACAGTTATTAGAAGAATTTCAAAACGCTTACCATCAAGTGCTGATGTTGATGCAGTAATGCAGGCAGACTTGGAAGCATCAGGTTTCGAAAAGCACCCACCTGTGAACATTACCCCGACTCCTAGTGAGCAAGAGAAACCACTATCAAGATTGAAAGAGTCAATCGGCATGAGTCAAGAAGATGCACAGAAAGCAGCCAAAAATATTAAAGAAGAGTTGGCACATGACAAAGAGGAGTAATGCATTTTTATTCCTTCAACATTGGCGATTACATCAGCCACACGAAACACTTATCTGCTATGGAGGATCTGGCATATAGAAGATTACTAGATCTTTACTACCTTCATGAACGAACGTTGAGCGAAGATGTAACACTCGTTGCACGTAAAATCAACATGAAGGACAATGCAACAGAAGTGCAAGTTGTCTTGGAAGAATTCTTTACTCTTGAAGTTGGCAAAGGATGGATCAATCCGAGAGCTGATGAAGAGATAAGGAAGTACAAATCCAAAGTACTTTCGGCATCTAGAGCGGGGAGAGCCTCTGCTCTAGCTAGAACGAACACTGGTTCAACAACCGTTCAACCAAACAAGAAACAAGAAACATTAAACAAGAAACAAGAAACAACTAATAAGACGCTAAAGCGTCCTCGTACTGTTTCTAAAAAAACTTGGGATGATTTCTTAAAACACAGGAGGAATGTGAAAGCACCATTAACAGAAACTGCTTTGAAGGGAATTACTTCTGAAGCAAAAAAAGCATCCGTCACCCTAGAAGAAGCTTTGACTATGTGTCAGGTTCGAGGATGGCGTGGCTTTAAATCAGACTGGGTAACGAAAGAAAAAAAATCTTTTGCTACTACTAATTACGGAGAGGGGGTACAAGAGATATGACTTTTAAAAAACTAATAGAAAAAGACAGACCAACAGAAGAACGAGAATGTTCTGAGCACGGTGCGTATACCGCAACAAACTTTCTTGGAGAGCATTGGACAGGTTGCCCTCAGTGCATGGAAATACTTCAAGCAAAGCAGGAGGAAGAAAGCCTTAAGCAAGCGAAGGAAGCAGAGTTAGAACGTGAGCAACTTAGATGGAAAGCAAAGATAAATGGAGCCGCTATTCCAGAACGGTTTAGGGATAGAACATTAGATACTTACATAGCAAAAACATCTGGTCAAAAGAAAGCATTAGATTTTTCAAAGGAGTATGCAGAAAACTTCGACCAAGTTATGAAGGCAGGACGTTGTGCAATATTTGTCGGCAAACCAGGGACAGGAAAGACCCATTTGGCGATAGGCATTGCGTTAGAAATTATTCAACAAAAACGGTCACCAGTATTTGTTACCGTGCAACGTTTGATCAGAAGAGTTAAAGATAGTTGGTCTAATCAAGATGAAACCGAGAGCGAAATAGTTAATGTATTTGCATCACCAGATTTACTCATACTGGATGAAGTAGGAGTGCAGTTTGGATCAGATTTTGAAAAGCAAATTCTGTTTGATGTCCTTAATGAACGCTATGAAAAACTGAAGCCATCCATCTTATTATCGAACATTCCAGGGGATCAACTAGCAGACTACCTTGGTGAACGTGTGACAGACAGGCTAAGGGAGAATGGAGGCAAGATGATAGGGTTCGATTGGGATAGTTACAGGAGGAGTCAATGACACTTACAGCCAACGAAATTATCCGCATCATGAAGATCGCCCGTTATAAAGCCTGTCGAGAAAGGATGGGTTTTACAGATGAGCCTTGGAGTAAATATTTAAAATCTATAGAAGAAGAAATAAAGGATACAGACCAGGAGGGCAGCAATGAATGAAGAAAGAATCATGAGGATTGTTAATTGCAAGCAACAACTAACAGAGCTAGATAGATACTATTGGTTTGAAGATATGCCAGAAGAAGAATACATAGAGAGGTTCGATGCAATAAAAAATCGCTTACATGAATTGGAGCGAGAAGATGATTGAGATAGTTTTAGGTTGGCCGCCATCAGACCTATCACCAAATGCCAGGTTGCATTGGGCTAAATTGGCAAGGGCAAAAAAACAATATAGAAATGCTTGCTTTAGTGTTTCCAAAGAACAACTAAAAAAAATCAAGACAGATAATATCCCTGAGAAATTAGTGCTTGAAATGACCTTTATCCCGCCAGACAGAAGAAGTTATGATCGTGACAATTTAGTAGCAAGAATGAAGTCAGGCATAGATGGGTTGGCAGATGCACTTAAGATAAATGACAAACGGTTTAATACCGTTATTTCAACCATGGACTCAGACTACTTAGGTGGTTTTGTCCGCATACGCATCCTCCAGGAGATCCCTTATGGCACGAAAAGTAAAGAACCTATCGGTCAAAACACGAGAGTACGTTGATAATTCTGGCGTAAAAAAAGCCAATTGGCAGAACATTGGAGTCGTCATGGAGAACGACCAAGGCAAACAATTTATGTTGATAGACCGCTGGGTAAACTTAGGAGGTCTGCCTGACTTTAGTGGCAAACCAAATCCATCAGCAGTCATGGTGACTATGTTTGACGTAGATGAAAATTCAAGTTACCAACCTAAAAACAGTGGCCCATCTTCTAAAGGCCAAGACAACGATATAGCTTTTTAGATGACAACCTCACAAGAAGTAGAGGAAGGAAGTTTCCTCTCTGCTAGGCAGCTAAAAGTCTTTACTATCAGAGTCATTGATCCTGATAAAGATAATAAATCTAGTCTTATATTCCAACGTGCATCAACAGCTACTAAGGCAGTTGAAAAAATCAAGGCATCAAATCCTGAGTGGAAGTGTCTTGTGATTGATAGTCACGAGCCTAAACCTTGGAGAAGAGATGAACGCTACTGATCGCATCAAGTACGCAGAACAAAGGATCAAGGAACTAAAACTCCTGATCCACCACTGGAAGAAATATGAAAAGCAAAATGGTGGTGCCCCAGAGTGAACAGACCAACGTTCTTTACTTGGACCCTGAAGCACCTCTTTTAAATATGAAAGAAATTTTTTATCCTGTCAATAGTTTTTTTTTCCTCTTGTAGATCCTTTTTGGCCAGTATTGTTTCTAGTTCTACGACTCTTTCTAGTACCGATGCTAAGAAAACATCCTGCTTCATCTGATGCCTGATTAAATGTGTGCAATATCTTTTTACGTTATCGTAATCATCGCTTTGTAAGACCTCTCTAACACGCATCTCAACAGATAATTGTAACTCTATCGGTGGCTCTTCTATATCAATGTTGAGGAACTTTTTAACTTCCATTGCATTACTCATTGAAGGTGTAATGGACTTGGAAATAACTTTGCTTCTAGTACATCAACTGCACGATCATCCAATGTGTTGGAGGTCTGCCTACATATCACACGAAGCAGATCTATAATTAACCTCTTGCACCCTGTCGTTGAAAGGAATCGTAAGAGTATCGGCTTTAGTATTTTGTACATAATTTATGCCTCTTTTAAAACATAGCACACGTTATTGGATCTTGCCTTCTATCCTGCTGACCGCTTGCGAAAGCTTGTTTAATCTAAAATAGATATCCCGAATATCTCTTTCTCTACGATTACTTACGTTAGACATCACCATTACAAGAGCAGTGGCTGCTGCCCCAATCAGTGCTGGTAAGATGTCGTCCATGTATTTATTATAGTTTGACGTTAATATTGGGTAGTGTTTCTTTTTATTTATGGCAGACCAACAGACCGCCCCTCCTTTTAACAAGAAAGAAGAAAAGAAGAAGGGACTTTTTGCAAAGCTAGAAGAGATTACCCCAGATAAGGAGGAAAGGCTAGAACTCATCAGCACATTTGTACGCCTTGGAATCGTGTGCTGGTCCGGGTTTATCTTGACCCTTGCATACGTAGATTTGCCCGGGTTCCAAAAGCAGAATTTTGATCCAACATTTATAGCTTCGGTATTTACAGGGGCTTTGGCAGGATTTTCAATTAATACAAAAGACAAAAAGAATGGAAATAGTGTCAGCAAAGAGGAAATTCAGAAGATGATGGCAGCTAATCAAGCTAGTGCCTCTAATGGTGAACAGATCATCCGTATTCAAACTCCTATTAAGATTCAAGCACCAGATGGAGGAGAAATTCAGCAGGTTGTTCAAGCTCCTCCAAAACCTCCCACCCCAGAAACAAAAGCATGAAGAAATTAGTATTCCCATTACTGCTTGGCTTGGTGGCGGCGACTCCAGTTCGGTCTGAAATTCATCACGCTATAACCACGAGTACCCAGCTCACAGTCAATGCGGCAGCAACACAGGCCCAAAGAATTGGGTCAAGTTTCTCAGCTTCTGGGAGCAACATAGACACAACTGATGGAACAACTGCGTCAACCGTCTCAGTCGGGACAATTACGAGTGGCGTTTATTCGCCTGGAACGATTGCTGCAACGCAAGATACAGCAGGAGCCGCATTCTCGTTTTCGCAATCATATACTCAAGCGGATGCAGTCCCTACTTCAGCTCCAGCGGTAGGCGCAGTGGGCAATTTTTCTAACGTAACTTCTACTGCGGCAGGGGTTGCAGGAAATTTAGCGGGTACATTAACTTCTGCTGGTGTAGTAACACTGACCGCTGGTGGCGCAGGTACTTCAGCAATTGGAAGCATGGAGAGTGCTTTAACTATTAAGTGATGAAGAGGCTTTTGCCACTGTTATTACTTATAAGTTCCCCTGCTTATAGTGTACCCGTGATCCCAAATTTCACTAGCGGCACTATGCAAAGCACCACGAGAACGACTAGCGTAGTGACAGAAAATATTGTTTCTCACGATTATTCTGGCTATCAATATTCTCTAAATGGTTCAAATGTCTCTATCGATGGAACTTCTATTGCCCCTGACCCCAACACCACCACGAGCACAGTGGGAGGACACTCACAAGCATGGACTGGATTAGACATCAACTCCAGAGGAAACGTCACGATTACGAACCAAGGTCAGCCCTTTCAATTCGTAGAAACTTATCGTGGACCATCGCTCCAAAATGTGACAAATATTCAGCGCACTACGAACATAGAAAGTATCACCGAAACAACGTCAGTCTTCTCTCAGTAATTGCGTCGCTATTTATAACTTTACCTGCGTATTCTCAGACCTCTTCTACTGCGGCCCCGGTTGCGAATTCCTCCGGGTCGGTAACCAATATGGGAATTCAGAACTTACCAGGTAACAGTGTTACCAACCATTATGGAGGGAATATTATATGTCAAGGACCGATGTTAACTATATCTCCATTCGTCACAGATTCTCATTCATATAGTATGCCAAGAGAATATTGGTACGATGCGCCCTCGTACAACGACGATGGATCACTCTCTCACATGGTGGCCACACGTACTGGGCAGAAGGATAATTTCGCATTGAATCTGGGCCTATCTGCAAACTTTTCTATTCCATTAGATAATTCATTACAAAGAAGATGTAAATCTGCTGTAGATAAGCAGCTTGCTTTACAACAAGAGCTAGTAAATTTTAAAAGATTAGACTTCGAAATTTCGAGGCTCAAAAACTGTGGTGAGCTGATGATGAAGGGCATTGAGTTTCATCCTAAATCTCCTTATTACAAGGTTTGTGCCGATGTTGTTGTTAAATCAAAGCCAGGTCAAGTCTTACCGCATAGACATACACTTAAACCTTTAAAGGTGGTAAACCCTTCTTCTCCCGATAAGAATTAGCCCTCTTCTCTGAGGGAGTTAATTCCCTAACAGGCTTACCAAGTTTCTTTTTAATCTTATTAATTATCTGTTTAACAATTGGCTTTACTGCTTTTAGCATGAGAGGAGTAGCCAGAGCCGTACTTGTAGCAATAAGAGTAATCCCAGTAGTAGAAACAACTTGAGGTGCAGTTGGTATTGCATTAATTATTTGTTGTGTCGTTGTTAACTTCTTGTACTGCGTAATACAACGATTGCCAATCAATTGATACGCAATTATTTCTTTCCTTCCATCCTCAATTTTAGTTCCAATTTCTGCTGCGCCAGGTGGCGGGCAATCCTCGATCTTTGAGGCGGGCGGTGGGTCTGCTGCTGGGATTTCTGGTTGCGGATATCTTTGTGTATTTCCCTCTGGTGGATGTATAAATTCCTCTGGTGTGTAATCCATTGCGTTGTAGCTTGGATACTCCGCATCACAGAAGATAACATTGCCTTTTGGGTCATTAGTTAGTAATGCACTATTCTCCCTATTATCCTTTCTACTTTCAACACATCCAGGCATGTTAATAATAGGAAAGCCAAGAGGTACTGTTACTGGTACTGCGGAAGGTATTGCTGTAGGGGGCTGTATCAGCCAAGCCCTGATTTTTGGAATAGAGACAGGAGAAATATTTATCTTTGGGATGTTGTCCATTCTTTATCTTGGTCTTTCATTTCATCCATAATCATATTGATAAGCATAGTCTTGCTGTAGTGGCTAGGAGTATGGGCTATCTCTCTTAACTCTCTATTAGATTTAGTAGCTAAATAAGAACGATGACTCTCAACGGGATCAGGACTTCTATAAACAAATAGAGAACCTATTGCGTTTAGTAAGTTCATTCAACTAAATGTCGCAGATACTGTCGTTGAGTTCAGCTTCAAGTTCTTCTGCCTTATCGGCCAGCCCAGTATAAAGGCCATGCAACGGATTCGGAGAACCATCAGCCAGGGTCTTTAGATGTCGCCCGTCCAAAACATACAGGCGTTCTAATCTCATTTGTCTTTCTCTTTGTTCTTTTGTGAACTCAGAACCCATTTCAAGTTTCATTAGAATTTAGGGAGGCTAGGTGGAGCTGCTGTTGGTAGTGCTGGGCTAGATAAGCCAGGCAACTTAATTGATTTAGTGACTTGTTGTACTAGCTGTTGCTTTAATTTCTCTTGGTTTCCTTCGTTCGTGATCCAGAAATAACCAAAGGCAGTCCCTGCCGTAAGGATGGTAACAAGTGTAAAGGAAAGTACACTAATAATATTTAAGATTTTTTGAACCATGAGAGAAGCCTTTGCTAAAGCATTAGTACCTGTCACTATTATAACTTTCTGTTCTCTCTGTGCATTAGCCCCTCTTTACATCACTCTATCTATCATGACTAGAACTTATGCTTCATATGCTTCAAAAGTTTAAGGAGATAGACCACCAGGGAGGGATGTAACAAAACCAAGAACGTCAAATTTAAGTGAGTTAACAGTGCTTTTAGAATCAACTATTACGTTGGTATTGGGTGTAACAAAACCTAAAATATCAAATCCCAAAGCTTGTGCCACAGTTGGTAATCCTTGTCCAGTTTGAGTAGGAAACTCCCAACTGCTGCCAACTTTTACACCAATATCATCTCCTTCTTTCCAAGTACCACCAACATTTACATAATAGTTACTAGCTGTTTTCCAAGTACCGCCAACATTGACGTATACAGTATTACTCATGATGCTAACTGTGTTCTATACATTCCTATTTTCATCTCATATTGATGTTTTTCTTTTAATATCCATTCATCTATTGCTTGGTCTATCTGTTCTTGTGTTATATCATTTGTACTAAATCCTAATTTAACTTTAGCATCAACCATAGGAGGTTCTTCAACTTGTTCTACACGAACATGGTATTCATATCCGTGTGGCATTTGTAAAATACTTTCAATAATGTTTGCCATAATTAAGCTTGTGAAACTGTTAAATCATCAAGATACAAATAGTCAGTACTTGATGTACTTTGTGTTTTTACATGGAAATGGACATCACAAGAACCAGCATTAGTAGGAGTGAAAGTCAATGTATGTTGAGTCCATTGATTTACAGTATTTTGGTTATATGAGAGTGTCTCAGTGACTGAGGCTAAACCACTATTTTGACTAAAGTTTATACACTTAAGATCTCCGTAAAAATATTGATTAGTTTTTCGTAGATATATACTTAAAGTAACTTGCGAGCCTCCATTAAATACAATAGTTCCTATTTTCAAATCTCCACCATTATTATTGGTAGGTTGTAATTTCATTGAATAACCACTACTTGTATTTCTTACAGATGCCTCTGAATATACATAAGCACCACTAATCATCTTGTAACTATTACCTGATATGTTCATAAAGTCTTTAAGTTCTACACTGCCTGAGTGATTATAAACTCCACCAGACTTTTCAACATATAAACTAGTAGCAAAGAAAACAGCTCCAAAATAAAAAATTGGTTGTCTTTCTACCGTTCCATCATGCACAGTTATTTTTGCATCTGGCTGATAAACCTGACAGGCATATCCATAACTCCAATAACCATCTCCTCTATAATAATTATTACCACCAACAATATCAAAGCAATCATCAACCCAGTTACCTATATCTAAATTGCACTCAGTATTTACCCAGAAACCAGAATAACAACCAGAAGTATAAAGGTTATCTATATAAATAGGTGCAGACTTATCACTATCAACATACATAGGTACTGTAGTACTTTTGTAATCACAATATCCAATTCTTAATTCATTAATCTCAAGCTTAGAGTTGGGGCCAGTATTAAGTGACACAGCAGCTTGTCTTCTTTGATGTTCACAATTGATGACAGAAAACTCAACAGTATCTATTTGACTTCCGCCTTTAGAATATCCAAGTCTAACCGCTGGATTACTCCTAACACCAGCGCACCATTTTATAAAACGTGTATCTTTATTGTATGTACTATGTTTTGTACCATCGGCATTAAGTAGAAAAGTTGCATTATTTATTCCAGCACCTTCTGAATGTCTCCCAAAATTAATACCATGATAACTTGAAGTTTGGTCATCAAAACCAGATAGACAAGTCAGTCCAAATTTCTTAATTTTATGTGTGAAGTATAAATAAAAACCATCAGAACAATTACAAATTCCAACATTATAAAGAGACATAGAATGTCTGTAATATTCAAAATATCCATACATTTTTGTAAAATACAAGTCTTCCATATGACAGGTTTTATCTTCTCCATCTGCATGAAGACCAGCACCACTACCACTAGAATGAGTATTATTTGCACTGTTAAATCTAAAGTGCCCGCATTCCCCTGTTCCACCATCTATACACGTTATATCCCCTGCTGTTTTAGTTGACATATCTGTAGTATTCCAGCCACCCGATATTCTTAATGGGTGATTATTGCTTCCTATATTCAGAAAAAATCCAGCAGTACCGGTGCCGTATTGACTACTGCTTACGTTATACATTTGATACCAAAACTTTTCTCTTTTGTAAATAGTTGTGGAAGTGTTATTTGTTACGCTTGCGTTATAACTTTGAGGCCAATAACGAGGAGTACTAGTATAACAACCACCACTAGGGTTTGCATAACCCCGATTACCTTCGGAGGCAGACGAAGCCATATAAATAACAGTTTTATTATTTGAATTACATATCCAATGAACTGGATACCATTGTGGTGCTGCTGTTGTATTTAATCCCATCAAACTATCGTGGGTAACAGAGTCAGCACTACTTGAAGCTTTACAGGCAATAATATTTCCTATATCAAATTGACGAGTAATATTTCTAGCAGTGTCAACGTATATAGCTATTGAATTAATATTGTTGCTTAAATTAGATCCAAAGTCTTTTACTATTTGAGTTAATCTATAATTGCTGTTAAGTTTATAATAATTTAAAGGAATAGTATGTACTGTAGTATCACCAGCATTATCACTACATAAACGTAAACTAAATCCTTGAGTTATGTAAGTAGGATTAGTTGCATATTGATCTCGAGGTCTATCGCCATCTCTAAAAAACATTTGCAAAGATATTTGTTGATATGCACTAAGATCTTTTGTTGCAGGTAATTGCATATACGCTGCTTTACCAGTGCCTGTAAAACTATTGGTTAAAGTTATATGTTGACCACCTTCTGGATTGGTTATCATTCCTCTTGTATTAGATTGATTGCCCCAACCATTTTCAGTAGTAGGTGGTACTGCAGATACATTGGTTTCTGCTGTCATTGAACTTTGTGCAGTCGCTTCTGCTGTTCTTGAACAAAAAGCAACCTCTTCTATTACTTTGTTATCAAGCTCTGTTATGTTTCCTGACGCAAGAAAAATATATCCTCCAGTACCAGTTGAACTTACAGAAGAATTTGCTTTATATTCGTTCAAAGTAAAGTTATTATTATCAACTTTAGTTATTTTCCAATAACCATTAACAAAAGCATTTGAATTGCTGTTATAAAAAATCTTTATCCATTCTCCAGTTTGCAAACTATGATTATTAAGCTGTACGTTTGTTGATCCTTTTGTAGTGCTATATGTAAAAGTTGGAGTACCATTAATAGTTTTATTCTCATCTCCAGAAGCAACCTCTTTCCATATTTGACCAGCACCGCAAGATGTAGGATCAGGAGATTTTTTAATTCTTACCTCGTCTGCTTGACCTATTTGATTATCTGCATTGCTAGTACTTCCAGAGTTATTAGTACTACTATCAGCAGTAGCAGCAGTACTGTATATTCTTTTTACGCTTCTAGCTCTATTAGCAAAAGAACTACCATCTCCTGTGCCAGCTCCACCTTCGTAATCAACGTACCAAATAGCCATAATTTCTTAGGTGTATTTAATCCAAACATCTCCATCTGAACCACCAGAAGGGTTGCTTGTAGATGCTGTAACTTTCCGCATGCCTGCAGTGCCAGAGGCAGAAGAGGTTGCACTTACTGTACCACCGACTGATAGGTTGGTGCCATCAAATGTAAGATTTGACGAACCACCAAAACTGCCAGAAGAGTTGTACTGAAGCTGAGTATTAGAACCGCCAGGAGTACCACCTCCACCAGATTGTGTAACCCATGCGTAATCAGATCCGTTCCAACTAAGAACTTCACTACTAGATGCACCACCTGTATTTAAATGTGTGTCAACACTAGAGTCTGTATATGCACTTGGAACTGTTGCCCAAGTATTGTCTCCACGTAAGTAAGTAGAATTTGAAGCAGTCCCCGAGCCAAGTCTTGCGGTTGGTACTGTTCCAGATGAAAGTTGATTGGCAGCAAGTGAAGTTAAACTTGCTCCAGATCCGCTAAAACCAGTACAAGATAAAACACCAGAAGTTGCGTTAAAGGTGTAATTAGAACTTGTATGTGGAGTTAAATTACCCGTTGCTCCTTGAACAATTAAAGGATGGGAAGTTGAATCGCTACTTGTAGTAACGATAACTCTTGTTGCCTTTTCAGCCGTTCCACTTGTGTCTTGGTTAAGAGTCGCAACCCTAGCTGCTGCAATCGTTCCCGAAGATATATTGCTTGCATTTAAGGAAGTTAAACTTGCACCACTAATTGCTGGTAACGCTCCAGTTAATTGAGCCGAAGGTAAGCTAGTTAAAGATGCCCCTGATCCACTAAAAGTGGTTGCTGTGCAAGTTCCATTGATTGTTGCAGCGTCAGCATGAACATCACCCCAACGCTTAGATGTTGTTCCTAATGCAGTCTGACCATCAGTTCTTGGTGATAATGCAGTGTTCGTCAACTGCATCCTTTCACCTTGATTGTTTATAGACCAAACATGTTCATTTGAACCATAAAATAATATTGATCCTCCGCCATAACCAGTTAGATAAGAATAACTATTTCCAGCAGAATTATAGAAAAACAGATTTTGATAGACAGCAGTTCCAGTTGATCTTAATGTGATATTTGCATTTACATTGGTCCCAGAAACACCACCATAAAAATTATGGTAAGAACCAAATGAATTCCATCCACTCGCAGTTGTCTCAAATTTCTTTGAACCAGAATGGTATAACTCAATAGGCTCACCTTTTATATGTAAAGGAAGAGTTTGTCCATTGTGTCCAGTTTCGACAATACTTGCTGATCCATTATGATGAATTTTTAGATCATTATTTGTTCCTAAATAGATAGGGCAATCATCATTCCCTCTCGCCTGGGTACTCCATTCAATGACAGTCGTACCAAGAGTGCCAGTTAAATTTCCACCTGTAAGACTTAGCTTGCTAGACAAATCAACATCCGCCCAAGTCAAACCACCTGTATTACCAGACTGTGCTGATAAGAAGTAGCCATTAGTAGGTGAGTTAGATACCTTTAGGTTTGCTTCGTCTACTATGTTATCTGCAATAGTTAAAGCACCACTACCTGTAACTTCTCCTGAGTGAGTTGCGTTGGTTGTAATACCACTAACTGTTGAGCTAAGTGCAGCAATGTCTATACCGTCAACTGTCCCTGTAACTGTGATATCTCCCGATACACCTAAACCTCCCGTTAGATTTCCACCTGCTAGAGGTAATTTAGTGGCAATGCTATTTGTTATTGTTGTAGAAAAGTTTGCATCATCTCCAAGTGCTGCTGCGAGTTCATTTAATGTATTTAACGTGCCAGGGCTAGAGTCAATTAAGTTTGAAATCGCTGTGTCTGCATAGGCTGTCGTGGCTACTTTGGTGGAGTTATCACTTGCCGATTGAGTCGTTGCTGTTACACCATTACTTAATACTCCAGAACTTGAAGTAAGCCCACCGAATAAAGTATTTCTTGCCGCAATATCAACCCCATCTACAGTCCCTGTAATTGTAATGTCACCTGCAACATTAAGTGCATCAGAATAAATATTTGCCCAACGAACTCCACTACTACCTAAATTGTCAGTACTATCTGTTGCTGAGAGTAAGTTACCATTAACTTCAACGTGAGTAGTGTTAATCTTTAAATCAACAGTGCCATTTGCATTTGCTGTAGTTAGATGTAACGGCCCATTACTACCAGCCCTTACATGATTACTTGATAGGAATAAGTCATTTACATGTAATGCATCTTGGTTAGGATTTATTCTGATAGTATTATCAGATTTCAAAACACCATCTGTATCTTGAATGGCAATTTTCATCAACGCATTATTCGTCGTATTAGGAAGATCACCAATATCAAGATTCCCAGTTGTAACTACGTTTTGCGATCCAAAATCAGGAGAAATCTTTGTTCCTGCTATTGCAGCACTTCCGTCAATTTGTGCGTTAACAATACCATCGCTATTTAAAAGTGTCTTAATCTCTGATGCTGTCTGATCGTCCTTAGCATTGCTCTCAATCGTATCTAACTTTGTACCATCTGCTGATACATCTCTTCCGTCTACGGTTTGGCTACCAGAAAACGTTATGTTTCCTGTCATCTGGCCACCTGCTTTAGCTAAGAAATTATTGATGTTTGTTACACCACTTTGCCATGCACTGCCGTCATATACTTTGAGTTCATTAATAGAACTATTGAAATATAAATCACCTTCAGATAACGAATTACCTGCACCATCTACAGATGGATCTGACGAAGCGATCTGATATGTACCTGCAAAACTGCTTACGTTAGCAATATTATTTGCAACTGTATTTACATTTCCTATTGAACCTGCAGTTGTATTGACGTTGCCTATAGAACCTGCAACTAATCCTATGTGAGTACCATCTGCAGCAACTATTCCGATGTCAGATGCGTCCGCTGCTACTGCATTAATATTAGATTGGTTGTTTGCTACAGCCGTGACATTAGAGTTGTTGCCTGCTACTGCATCTATGTTTGTTTTGTTTGCATTGACAGCATTAATATTAGTCTCGTTATTTTTTACTGCGTTTATATTTGTTGCGTTACCTGCTACTGCAGTTATGTTTGAATTATTACCTGCAACGGCACTAATATCTGTGGCATTACCTACTGCTGCATTTATATTTGTTTGATTAGCTACAGCTGCATTAATATTACTTGCGTTAGATACAGCACTATTTATATTACTAGAGTTATTTGCAACAGCAGTAACATTAGAATTATTGCCAGATACAGTAGTTACATCAGATGATATACCTGCAACTGTATTGACGTTACTTATATTAGTACCTACGGTATCGACATTAGTTATTGCATTAGCAACAGTATCTATTTCAGAAGTAGCTTCGTTTAAATCATCTGCAGCAGTTGTTACCGCATTGATATTACTTGCTACTGTTTGCAAATTGTTGTTATTAATCTCAGCCGCAACTGTATTAACGCTGGTTATATCTGTAGCAACAGTAGATACATTGGCATTGTTACCTGCAACAGTATTAACATTAGTATTGTTGTTGGCAACTGTATTGATATTGCTTGAATTACCTGCAACATTATTTATGTTTGTCGCATTGGCTGCCACAGCATTAACATTTGCTATGGCCCCGCCAACAGTATTAACATTTGCAATTGACGCCTCAACTGTATTAATTTTTGCTTGGTTTGCATCTGATATTTTTAATAATACCCAGGCACTATTACCAGAGTCATAAACTTTAGTGACGTTATCTGTCGTATTAAAATATAACGCTCCATCTAATAATGCGTCACCATCATTATCAACCGAAGGATCAGAAGATTTAACTCCTAAATATCTATCATCAAAAGTATCAAGTGCTGTTTCTGCGGCTGTCTTAGCAGTTTCCGCAGCCGTCTTAGCTGTCTCAGCTGCTGTCTTTGCAGTATCTGCTTGAGTAGCTTTTGTAGTGGCTGTAGTAGCTGAACTTGCTGCGTTAGTTTCTGAAGTTGCTGCTGCTGTTGCACTCGTGGCTGATGCCGTTGCAGAAGTTGCTGCCGCTGTGGCTGATGATGCGGCATTGGTTGATGAAGTCGTAGCCGTTGCTGCATCTACTATTAGATCCCAATTAGCAGAGTTTGCATTAGTTGTTAATGGCTGTGCACCAGTAGACGTATGTGCTGTATTACAAATGAATATATTGTTAGTCGATGTGTCTTTAACAATATCTCTTATAACATAACCAGTACTGGCAGCCCAATTACCTTTAAATGTACCTATCTCTTGTTGAACATCTAAGTTACCAGAACTATCAAAAGATAAGACTTTCTTTGCACGAGTAGTTGGATTTGCTGTAATCTCTAAGCCACTAACGCTATTAGTCAAAGGGAACTTAATTGTTTTATCTAATACGGCCTGTTGTTGTTGTAATAGAATAACTGCTTTATCTAATGCATCATTTATAACTTCGGGGAAGAACCCTCCTTGGTTTGTTAATTCTGTTTGTTGTTTTGCTTCTACTTTGGATGTAATAACAATATTTAAACCACTACCTAAATTCTGTGGATTGCCGCCAGATACTAAAGTTACAGTTCCTCCAGGATTTGCGTCCTGATCATCATTAAGAGCAACAGTATAATTAGAAGTTAAGGTTAATACTGTTTCTACTTTTGTAGTTGTGTCTATCTGTATAACCTTTACATCTGATGTATCAAATACTTTAAACTCAAAAGCAAAACCATTCCCACTCGTAAACGCAGCAGTCTGCCGACTCGTTGTAGTTATAGCCATAAGATAGCCTGATTCTCTATTATTTTATATTACAAGCAGTAGCTACACTTACGGTCACACCTTTATTTCCTCCTTCCTTCACCCGCTTGACCTGTTACCAGACCTCGGACTAAATCGAGTGGGCCTCTTGGAACCCATCTGCCATCCTTAAGGTCATGCAATAAACCAATAGGTTTCGCAAATGGATATAACGGCAACCTACTTATTAGACCCATAAGAGTTAGAACGCTTCTTACTTCATTTCCTTTTACTTCTTTCCCAGAAGCTAAATTTATAAGCATTCTTGTTGTACCTTGCATCGTAGAATTTATTAATGATATTGATGGACTGATAGTTATACGATCATTATATGGTTTGTCATCAAGCATATTAAGAGGAACCATTAAGAACGAGCTGCCAGTTGGTATGAATGCAGTGCCATATCTAAGGAGTGACATATATCCAAATTCAAAGAACTCATCAATATGGCCGTCCTCGTCTTCATCAGCTAAACCACCACTTGCAAGTTCTTGTATACCTTCAGAAACAAGAGCAGGTAATGCAAATCCAAACAAGAATGCAAATAGTATTTGACCACTAAATTGTTTAGAATTCCATCCTAATTCTTTAATCAATGCTTTATATTGCGTTGCGTTCAGATTTGCTTGTGCGTTGAAATAACTTGTGAATTGGAATACCGCCTTATAGAACGGATGATTGATCTGATAGGCAGCTACGTCTTCTGGTAATAAACTATCTTGCGTCATACGAACAGCACCATCTGCCTGCTGAATTGCTTCTGCATGTATCTGTGCTTCTGTCATTGTTTTCGGTGCGTTTGTTAACACCTGATTGTATTTAGCTATCCAAACAACACTGTCTACATAATTTTGGAAAGCTTGTTGAACAAAATATGAATTCTTTTCTACCCATTTCTGGAATTTCTCGTATTTCTTAGGATTAATTATTAGATCATTCATTATGTCTTGTACGTCAAACATCTGGTTAATTTGACGATCACGCATGAACGGTGACATTTCAGCTACTTCTTTGGCTACTTTATGAGGCTCTCTGGTATATCTTCTAAACGCATCGTTTAAATATTTATGCTCTATTTTTAACCTTGCAGGTAATTTGCCTGTAACTTGTTGCATACCATTCTTAAGACTCAGGAACATATAATTCAAACTTGTACTCCTTGTAATGCGAGTGATGCCTTTGTCAAGGAGTGTGTTATTACCAAGCGTTGTTTTCTGGGAAGCAGCATTTCTTAGCCAAGGCATGAACATATCTTTCATTGCTTTATCATCAACACGATTTAACGCCTTTGAAAATGGTCTATCTCTAAACAACCTAAGTAAATCTGTTACAGCAGGTTGTATATAAGCAAAGCGTAAAGCATTGTCCAGATGTGCTGCTTGTAAACCTAAATTCAAACTCAATGGCCTCATTGCTTTTGTTCTTGGTTTTGTAAATCCTCTTTCTACAGCAGGTGCTGCGTATTTCATTTCGTCTTTGATGGCCTTAATAGTTTGGTCTAAACTTAATTCTCTTTTGCTCATCTCTGGGTCTGCTACAGCAGGTACATAACCACCTCTAAATGTTCCGAATTTAGTAACTAAAGGAGTAACTTCTATTGTTTTAAAATAATATCCAAAGACCTCTTTGTGTGCTCTCTGTGTTAGTGGGAGCAACTCTTCGTTTAGATCCCATACATCTTGTAAAAATTTAAAATCTTTCTCTGTAAGATGCCCTTCCTCAATCATACGATCTACAAACCTTTTCCAGTTAGAACTATCTAATGTTCCGTCTTCTCTAATTTCTCCCCATCCTCTCCCAACAAGTAATTTTGTGAGATTGCCTGTATTCCCTGTATGAAGCATTGCACCTAACAATTCAGCTTTACCCATACCTCTTTCACGACCAAATACATAAGCCTGACCACTTGGGCTAACTAATTCTGGAGCATTAATTTTTACTTGACTCCAATCTACTTGCTGTAATAAATCAACATAACGGCCTGTCCACTTAGGTCTTTCAGTACGCCATTCATTAATAGGATCTTTTAAAGTCCGCCAAATATATCTTGTAAACGGTCCCGCAGCTTCACCTCCTTCTGGGACTAGAACACCACCACCTAATACACCTCCACCTCTTAGAACTCTAGGACTGCCTTCACCGTCTTTACTGTCGCACCAATGTTCAACACGCCTTAACATCGCTTTCATGCTTTCAAGCCCTGATATCATTCTTTCCCACCACTTTGTCTGTCCTCCTTCCCCAAACGCAATAGACGCTCGTGCGTCCATGTTGTCTAAAGCCGCAGATAACTCACCTGATACTTCCTCTCTTTCTCTCAATTCGCCTTCTACTTTGAACTGCTTATCTCGCCTCGCTTGATACAGCAAGGACTCGATTACTTCGTCTAATGTCTCGAAGTCTTGTAAGGTTAGGTCTTTGAGTTCACGCCCTGGCAACCGCTGCGTATCTAAGATAATGTCTTGTACTTCTTCCCAAATGTGTTCATCATATTTCTTTAAGTTATCAACAAAAGAAGTGCCTTCTTCTAACTGAGGACCAAGGCCATAATGTGACAATATTTCCTGCGCTGCATTTACATAATCTACGGTTCTATATTTAGCTATGTCCTCATCTTTTCTGAAGATCTTTTTATATCTTTTTACTGCCTTATTATATTCTTCAAGTATATTTGTAGCTTCACGATTTAGCTGGCTATTTATTAGCTCTGATCGTTTTGCCTCTATAGCCCCTCGATCATCGCCAGTTCTCATGGCCTTTTCTAAATCTTTTACTGCCCTTTTCTGATTTTGTGCATACTTTACTGGACGTATATCTTTAATTCTTGTTTTCCTTAAAATACTCTTTGCCACCTGTCTAGCGGCTGCAACCTGCATACGCACTGGCTGCGTTGATTTAGTTAAGAACTTTAATTCAATGGCTAAGAATTTCGCTCTAGCTTTATTATTTAATGCCTGTTGTACTTTTAATTCTCGCTCTTGAGGATCAGTTAGATCACTAAACTCATTAATCATCCGTTCATCTGTACGTTCTTTTATAACTTCTTTTATTGGGTCTAAAGCTATTAATCCATTAATCATATCTTCTGCTGTTTCAAAGCCAAACAATTCTGCAACCATTTCTACAGGTAAACCGTTTTTACCAACCATGCCCCATTGACCTGTACCTAACGCTTTTATTTCTGACTTCATGTCATTAGATGGTACAAGATTGCGAATGCTCTCTATATCTAATTTATGTGTCCCTGCTGATTTAAACGGATTATCATCTTTATCATTCCATTCCCCTTTCTTCAAAAATCTTGCCAACTTATATAAAGTCTCATTCTCAGCTTTAACAGTTTCTTCTTCCTTTATTCTCTTACGAGTTGCTCTAATCTCTTTGTCTTGTAATTTCTGTAAGGACTTACTTTTAGTATCTAACAATAATACCTCTTTTAAACTAGCTTTATTCAAAGTATCTATAGCTTCATCTTTAGCTTTTTCTATCGCATCTCTATATTCTTGCCACGTTGCATCATCCATATTACTTTGTTCTTGTGTCTCAAACATAGGACGCATTTCATATACTCTTTGTGAATATGTTATTTGGTCTTCACTAGCAACCATACGATCCATTACAGCCCTAACGTCATCAGTTAAGACAGGAAGATCAGTACCATTTTCATCTCTATATAATTTATTTAACTCAGTAATTGACTTATATACGTTTCGTACAAAATCACCAAATCTAGTAAACACATCTTGCAACTCAACACTAGGTGCAGCCTTTTCTTCCATTAAATAGGCTTCGTAGTTATATGCAAATGCTTCGTGGTATTTTCTTTTTTCATCAAATGAAAGGTTGCGCCATGCATCTACACCTTCAACTCCCCAGAAATCTAATAACACATCAAAATCTTTTTGAATATCTGGTGTCGCCTGCCCTGAGAGTACTAAGTCTTCAGTGACAGTTAGCATGAAATGTGCTGTCTCATGGAAGAACGTAGAGATATCAGCTTCCTTATGTAGAAAAGTAGTTAATGTTTTTGGATCGAACCCTCCTCTTGCATCATCTTGCTGAAAGTATTCTTGTTGTTTCTTGACTATTTGATTTGCAAGGTCTTTATTAAATAAAACAATCTCAGGGATTAATGATTCATCTGCTGTTCTTTCTACACCCATAACTAGTGGGTTCGGATCAAATTTTATTCCGTCATAGTTATTATCTTTAGCCCATTGTACGATTTGATCTTTTTGTTCATCAGAGAAAATTTCCTGTATATGACTATCCATATCTATAGATTCAGTAGGCTCACCGATCCCTACTTCTTCTGCCCACTTGAAGGCATTTTGACCTGTAATATCTAATATTTTTGCTGAGTCAGGTAATAAACCTTCTACTACTTCTGGCCCATAAACTGTGGCATAGTCTCTATCAGTAGCGACATAGAAACCTTCGCCCATTATTCCATAAGCTTTACTACTAAACTCAACGCCAGTACTTACAATTAGTGCAGCAGCTTCAGGAGAAGTACCGTGGAATACTTGTTGCTTGTAGGTTTCCGTCCAATCTGTAATTAATAAATGCGGTGTAACCAAATCTAGATCTTTTACTGCCTTACTTGACGTTACCCTTTCCCCTGTATAGTCATTTACCCAAACGACATCAGGATCATTTTTAAACCATCTATGATATAACTTACGTCTTGATGCTGTGCTGCCCCACATCCTGTACAGACCAACAGGCAACTCTCCACGAACCCTGTCAAAATTTTTCTTTAAAATATTAAGTTGTTCCTTCTTAGTTAGTTTTTTAAGCATTCCAGCTTCATGAAGAAGGCCTAATTCTTTTAGCTCTGCCGTTTCCATTGAGTTAACGCCACCAACTGATATCTCATAGTTATGAGGCAAGCTCCCCGTTGCTAGAACAAATCCAGCCATTATTTTGTTTAATACTCCTTTTTGATTTCCTATATGTTGTAAAGCACTGAGATCTGTTCTTTCGACTCTGACTGCACCATCTGATTCCCAATGACCTACTGGAATTGTTGCCCTTCTCTTTTGACCCTTTGGTATATTTTTCCAACCACTATCTCCGAAGAGTGCTTTAAATTCTGCTAGTTCTCCCTCTAATCTCTCTTGGCTTTTCTCCACTTGTCTGTTATCTATCTTGTTTGATAAGCCGCCTATGCCTAGATCCCACAACACACCATCCATTCGCTCACGCAAAGCAAAGTATTTCTCGCCTACGTCCTCTTCTAACTTATACAAGCCATCACCAATAAAATTCGCTGCATCAAGCACCCTACGTTTCCACCACTTATCACCATGTGGGCCGTATTTCTCCCAATAAGTATCAATATCTTCTTCTGACTGCTCCCTCCTCTGCCTAAATACTTCTGGTTGCTGTGAATATTCTCCTATCTTTACTCGAATAGACCCTCCAGGTTCTCCAACACTGAGTCTGAAATCTCTCCGTCCGTTAGGGAATTCATCATCGAGACTAAGTCGAGAAGGTTCGACCCTGATGGCAACTGCTGTATCACCATAGCCAGTATCGGCGATAGCTCTGGTGGTAACGTAGACATCAGGTTCTCCAGCACTTCTGAGTTCACCTGTAGATTCGATTCGACTGGCTGACTTTCTGTCGGTGTGGTGATAGACGGTGACGGTTCCATCTGGGTTGAGAGGGAGGCCTGTGGCTTCGTCAATTCTTCCTTGAGTATCAGTTCCTTGTACAATTCCTCCTGTTCCTTCTCCAAGTTCACCTCCTCTTGTGCGCTCAACGGCCTGACGTTCGAGTTCATTGTCTACCTCCTGTAATGTGGTTTGGATGTCGGCATCTGACACACCAAATTGCTGGGCCAGATTAATAGCGGCATTTGAATAGTCAGGTGCTTCGTTATCCTGATAGCCTGTGTTCTGCTCTGATGAATCTAACTTCGCAGAATCATAAAGACGTTTTTCTGGATACCAAATCAATGCCTGTAGATCTGCCATCGTAAGCGATTTTTCGCTTTGTTGCAATATGCTCAACGTTTGATTGAATACTTTCCTTATTCGCCTTCTTTCTACGGGTCCACTAGGTGACTCTTTTTGACCGTCAATAAATTTCGCTAGAGCATTCCCACCTTTACGCAGCTCATCGCCTATACCGATCCTTACAATATTTTTCTTGGGTTCGCCTAGTACTTGTGTAATTAATTCTGCATTAGTCTCGTATTCTATTGTCGCTATCTGTGCCATCGCCTTTCTGTTCGCAGGCTTCTGACTTGCTTTTTGTATGGCTATAGCTGCTTCATCTAAATTTGATAATTTTATTTTCAGACCAATAATCGCCTCAAAAGCTTTTTTGTCTTCTAGAGATAATGCTTTTATTAATGGCTTTAATTGTTCACGTTTTGTCTTCGCTTGTTTCTTATAATCTGTTATTAATGTTCCTGTCATGCGACCCCAAGTACGCATTAACCATCTATCCATAGTCAACTGTTCAAAGTTGCCATATAAATTTGCGAAGAATCCATTACCAATCTTTGGCCCCATTACTGCTGCGCCATAAACCATTTCTGTTTTATTTTCACCAGATACATTGCTGCCCGTATATGCTTCGACATCCTTGACCGTATGCATAGTCTTCATGAATTGCTCAAAGTCTTCAAAACCTTTTTCCTCTAATAACTTGTTAAACAATTTCATGTTGTTATTGATTGCTGCACTTGCATCACCTATGCCTATATCCGTTGGCATAACACCAAACCTTGAATAATATGCATATGCTTTTTCCGCTAACTCGAAGTTCTTATCAACCTTTAATCCATTCGATGTGTTGGCTAATGCCCAAGTAAATGCAAATTTAGATTGCGGATCAGTTGCAATCTCTGGATGTATTGAAGATAAAATGCTTAGTGCTTTAGTTACTTTTTCGTTATACCAACCAACTGCATTTGGATTAGTTTCTAAGGCAAACTTCGCATCTGCTAATAATGTTTGTACAAGATATTTTTCTACTTCTGTTGTATCTTCAGAAAGATCTACGCCTGCCTTCTTTGCCTCGGCTTTTATTCTTTCTTGTATCGCAACTTTAAAATCACGATTCGTGGCATATTGTTTCTGACCAGCAAAATCAAAAGTTTCGACTAAATTTGCTATTTGATGTACAGCCTCTGGTACTGGCTTGCCTCGCTTTTGTCGGCCTCGTTGTTCAAGTAATTCCTGTTCTTGTTGTTTATATATGCTTGCTATCTCTCTAGACCATGTACCATCATTAGATGGTGACTTAATTGCCGCAGGATCAAACACTGCTACTTCATCAGCAAAACCAGGTCGCTCATCTTTTAAAATAACTCCGTCATAACCTTCAGCAATTAACCTGTCTTGAAAACCTTTAGCTGCGTTTTCACCACCGAGTCTATTAGCATTTTTTTCTTCGGCCTTTGCATAATATGGATTTTCTAAACGTACATATAACGGCATTACTTGGAGGCTGTCCTTGCCTCCTTTTTTATTCAAGGCATTAGCCTTTGCCCAATCAGCGGCTTTATCACCATCATTCAGATATACAGCCCTTCCTAGCCAGCCATAATCTTTTCTATGTGGGTGATCTAAATCAAATTCACTAAAGCTATCTTTTGTCCCATGATATAAAACCCTAGGATTACCTTTCTCATCTTTAAATATTGACTTTCCAAACCAATTCTTGAAGGCAGCACTATCAGTTTTAACAGTCCCATCTTGACTAAATAGTTGTTGCTCTGGTGATATTTGTACTTGATCTGTACCGACAACTCGATAAGGAAATCTCTTTGCAAATTCTGTAGGTAATATCCCTAATTTATTTGCTTGAGTAACTACATAAGCCTGATAAAAACTAGAAATGTATCGAATATCTTTCTTGGTATATGGTTTTGCAAGATGACTCATGCTTCCTCTCACCATATCTCCAAAATCTTTTTTTACTTTTGCAGCACTATCTTTAAATTCCTTATTCTTACTTTGAGTCTTTGTAAGTATTTCATTTGCTTCTTTTTCTAACTTCTCCTTATTCGCCTCATAGTATGTATTCTCTTCTCTACTGAAAGAATCTTCTTTATCTAGTCTTCTATGTTGTTTTAAAATATTATCAAAATCTGTCCCTACAAGTTTTGAGCTATATTCCCCAATTGGTATTACAACATCTCCTCCTGATATAGTTCCTGAATTCTCTAGTTCTAATAATTGCTCCGCTACCATTGGCGAGACTTCTTGTACATCTTCTATCGTTATTCCTGCTTGTCGCATTGAATTAACAAAGGCATTGGAGTCTACATATATTTCACTAACTCCTTTTTCATCTCCTATTGTTTGCGTCAAGTTCTGGAACTCTTCTTGGTTCCTTTCTTTTAATTTACTTGTATTAACTTTGTTCTCTAATTCATTAAAGAAAGCCTCATCTTTTTTAGCGTTCTGTGATTTCTTAACGTCTGATATAAATGTAGGAGCACCAGTTACACCACCTACTAAAACCATCCCTTGCAACGTCCTCCAAAAGGTCATTGCTAATTCATCCCCAACACCTCTTATTCCTTCCCAAGTTGTAAGTCGGGAATTGACATCTTCTCGATCATCGTATAAGACTGCTATTTCACGGCCTAGAATCTGAGAAAGCTGTTGTGCTACTTCTGTTCCTCCTTCACCAGCACTACGACCAGCCCAGCTTTTAAGGAAATGTCCTAACGCAGCTTTTCCACTTGGCTTTGCTAACTGTTTAATAACTTGCTTTGTTGTGTATTGTGCTAAATATTTCCTCAGAGGTGCAGAAACAATACTTGCACCCCAGAGTTCTAGTCCCATACTGACCAGACCTGTACCCAAAGCTATATTCCTACTGAGACTCGGATCAAAGTTTTCATCTCTCAAGTCAAGGTACATATTGCCGCCTTCAATAGCGAAGGAGTCATATGCCAATGACCCCATGAAGCCAACAAGGAAACCACCTTTAGCTGTGATGATGGAGCCTGGCCCTGTCCACGAACCTACTGCTGCACCAGTAACCCAACCTGCGCCACCTTTTGCGAATGCGTGTGGTAACGACTTGGAGTATTGCCCAAAGATCGCAAAGCCCTCTTCAAAGATCCCAGTTCCATCTGCCTCGAAAGCTTCTAACCTTTCATTTATTTCTGCTAATTCGTAATCTAATTCTTCGCTAGTATTTCCCCACAACATTTTCTGTGTACCAATATGACCTCTTCTTGTTTGCAATCTACCTTTAGCCCAGCCTTGTGAAATATTTTCTGGAACACTTTTAAAGTCATCAAATAGTTTTTCTAGCCCCTGTAAATTATCAATATTGTCATAGGCTAAAGCAGCAAATGTAGGATCAGTTAATTGCCTATGAAGGATAGGGCTATCTTTTGCTAAGTCTAAACTTTCAAGTCTTCTTCTAGCATTTCTCTCCCTCATTAATTTTATTGATTCTTCGCTATCTAATGCAACGTTTCTGTCTATACCTAATTCATTTGCTAAGTGCAATCCTTCCCCAACCATGTCAGGGTCTTTTTCCATTACTAGTTGTAATGATCTTTTGACCTGATTATTTACGCTTGTTTCTTGTTCTGTAAAAAACTCATCGTATACATTGAACCCAGGCTCTTCCTTATTTGAAGTAAAAACATCTTCCCCAAGGTTTTGACTAGGAGCCTTCTCAATAAGATCTTCTTGGAGATACTGGTCGTAAATGTCAGTCATTTCAAAGAAGAAGTTGAGGTGTTTCCTTTTTCTAAATTATATTTATCCCAATCGTACTGATTATTTATCTTCGACTTCCCTCCAAATACCCACATGTCAGCAATAAGTTGTTCAGTTACTTGTAACCCTTTAGCTCTAATTTTTTTAATTATTTTTTCTCTTTGGAAGGGAGGAATAGTTTTTAGCCAAATAGTGTCGCCACCTACTTTTACATAGGTATTCTCCATTTGATCCTTATTTATTATGGCAGAAGGCCACCTATGATCTCCCTTGAGAACTCCGTAGTCATAGATTA